AGCATTTGAAGCTGCAACCAGATCAGCTCTCTTGCCATCTGGAATGTCATTTACTGTGCCCCGCCTTTATACTAATGCGAGCACTCCAGATGTTGCACCAACAACAGCAGACACAAACGAAGGTGCAGCACCATCTGAAACAGGCATGACCTCAAGTTATGACACGATTGACATTAACAAGTTCAGTGCGCTAAACCGAGTAAGTTTTGAGCTCATCGACCGCAGCCAGCCTGCATTCATGGAACTTTTGATGGCTGAACTTCGTAAATCTTACGAGAAGGCAACAGATGCAGCACTTCTAGCAGCTTATGTTTCAGCAGGAACTACAGCAGCAACTACAGCAGCAACAGCAGCTGGATTGCAGTCATTCATCTCAGTAGAAGGCGCAGCAGCATATAAGGGTACTGGCGGAGACTTTGCTAACAAGCTAGTCGCATCGACAGACGCTTGGGCAGCAATCACAGGTTTCGCAGATACTACTGGGCGCGCATTGTATTCAGCACAGGGCGCAACACAGAACGCTTCAGGTGCAGCAGTAGCTTCATCTGTTCGCGGAAATGTATTAGGCACAGACCTAATCGTTGATCACAACATCTCAACATCTGGCGTAATCGACAACTCAATGTTCTTGGTTGCACCATCTTCAGTCTATGTCTGGGAATCACCACAGACACAGCTTCGCGTGAATGTTCTAACTTCAGGCGAGATCGAGATCAACCTTTACGGATACTTGGCAATTTACCTTGCTAAGTCAGGTAAGGGTGTTCGTAAGTTCAACCTAACTTAATCAACATAGGTAACTAAGTACGCTCTGAGGGGTAGTAGCCCTCTACCCCTCAGAGTCTTTAGAAAGGACAAGGAATGGCACTAACAACAGTCGCAGAACTCCGATCAACACTCGGAGTCGGTACGCTGTACCCAGATGCCACCTTGCAAGAAGTCTGTGATGCTACGGATGCAGTATTGCTTCCGATGCTCTGGACTAACACTACTTTCAACATTGCACATAGCAACACAGCAACAACAGGAACACTTTACTTTGAGGACAAGGTAGAGAAGGTCTTTTATGTAGGTCAGACTGTGAACATCACAGGCAACGGATCTAAGCACAATGGATCAAAGACTCTCACTGGAGTAGGCGATTACAGCATCACCTATAACATTTCAGGCAACAACAACACTCCAGCAGTAGAGCATCCAGTTCAACCTTTTGGAACAGTATCAGCAGACACTTATGTTGATTGGGCATTAGACACAGCAGTCCAGCAAGCAGCTTTGATGGTATCTGTAGAGATCTGGCAAGCGCGCACCGCTACTCTCAGCGGTTCAAACCTTGTTGATTTCCAGCCAAGCCCTTATCGAATGAGCGCACAGCTTCTCGCTAAGGTGCGAGGATTGATTGCACACGCGCTAAGCCCTAACTCGATGGTTGGATAATGCCACCAGTTGCCATCACCACACTTCGAACCACTTTAGCGACTGCTCTAGTCAATAACGCTAAGTGGCAGACTTTCGCATTTCCGCCTTCAACAGTCCTTGCTAACTCTGTGATTGTCTCTCCAGATGATCCTTACTTGACACCTAACAACAATGGACAGATCACAGTCAGCCCAATGGCTAACTTCCGCATTGTGATGACAGTTCCACTCTTTGACAATGAGGGAAACCTTAACGGCATTGAGGACACAGTAGTTAGCGTGTTCGCACTACTTGCAGCATCTTCTTTAGTTTATAATGTAAGCGCAGTCAGCGCACCTAGCGTTCTCAACGCGGCAAGCGGAGACTTGCTCAGCTGTGAGATGTCCGTATCAATCCTAACGAGTTGGAGTTAAACATGTCCGATTGGGAAAAAGAAAACGCAGCCTTTCTCGAAAAGATCGGGCAAGTTGCGCCAAAGCCAGAAGCAAAGCCAGTAACTAAGAAAGAAGAGGAATAATCCGATGGCAGTTTATTTAGCAAATACAGGAGTTCTAACTGTTAATTCGGTTGATCTCTCAACATTAGTCACATCTGTAACAATCAATCGCGCTTTCGATGAATTGGAAGTCACCGCACTTGGAGATTCTGGTCATCGTTTCGTTAAGGGATTGGAAGCCTCAAGCATTTCAATCGACTTCCTAAATGACGAGGCAACAGCTAAGACACTTCAGACACTCCAAGCAACTTGGGGAACAAACACCACAGTTACATTCAAGCAGACTTCTGCTGCTGTATCAGCTACAAATCCACTTTACACAATGACATGCTTGGTCAATAACATCACACCTGTAAATGGTGCTGTTGCAGACCTTTCAACTCAGTCTGTAACTTGGAATGTATCAGGTACAATCGCAGTAACAACAGCGTAAGAAACTAACAAAGGGGCAATCTCATGGCAAAACTAAAAATAGTTCGACAAGATGGAAGTATTGTTGAAGGCGAAATTACTCCAGCGGTGGAGTATTTCTTCGAGCAACAGACTAAAATGGGTTTCCACAAGGCGTTCAGAGATGAAGAGAAGCAGTCACATGTCTACCTTCTTGCTCATGAGGTTATCCGCAGGTCAGGTGAAACTGTTAAGCCTTTCGGGATGGAGTTCATTGAGACACTTAAAAGTGTTGAGGTGTTGGACTCTGACCCTTTAGCTTAAAGCGCGATCTTCCATTCACCTATCTAATTGCTAGGCTAAGCATTAGGTTGGGGATTGCGCCACAGCATTTGTTGGAGTTAGACAAGTCAATGCTCGATGCACTTGTGCAAGGGCTAAAGGATGAAGCGAAAGAGGTGAGCGATGCCAACACAGGTAACAGGCGCGGTAGAGCTTAGAAAAGCCCTCAAAAAGTTCACTCCAGATCTTGCTAAGGAAACACAAAAAGAATTAGGCGCAATCCTAAAGCCTATTACAAACAAGGCTAGAGGATTTATACCTGCAACATCACCTTTAAGCGGATGGGCTAATCAAGGCACAGGCATGTGGGAACGCATCGAGTGGTCATCGGGAGAAGCAAAGCGTGGCATTGGATACAAAGCAACACCATCCAAGCCTAATCGCTCAGGCTTTCGCTCCCTTGCTCGCATTGTCAATGCATCGCCTTCAGGCTCTATCTATGAGACTGCTGGTCGCTTAAATCCACAAGGCAGACCACAAGCACCAATGTCACCGGTGGTTGCTCCGCGACATCCTAACTTTGGCAAGATGACTCGTTCTGGCAATAAGAATCAGTCCATGAGTAACAATCCTCATGCTGGTCAGCAGTTCATTGAAGCCTTAGATCGAACAGGCACAATTGTTAATGCTTTCAAGCGAGCAGAAGGTGCTTCAGGTCGTGCCACTCGTAAGATGAAGGGTCGCGCAATCTTTCGTGCATGGGCAGAAGATGGCGGAAAGACTAACGCAGCTGTTATTAAAGCAATTGAAGATTCAAAAGTTAAGTTCGAGAACTACACACTGAAGGCGGCTAAGTAATGGCAGCAGATGTAAGAATTGACATAGCCGCCCAGTTCGTAGGCAACAAAGCGTTTAAGGATGCAGATAAAGCAACCGATAAACTTACGAAGAATGTTAAGGGTCTTGCTAAAGGCTTGCTTGCTGTTTATAGCGCGCAAAAGCTTCTGTCATACGCTAAAGCATCTGTTAAGGCTTTTGCAGAAGATGACAAGGCAGCCAAAGCATTAGGCACTACCTTAAAGAATCTGGGTCTTGCTTACGGCTCAAACATTGGCACAGTCAATGGCTTCATCTCTCGCCTTGAAATGCAGACAGGTGTGCTTGATGATGAGTTACGCCCTGCAATGGATCGCTTACTACGCGCTACAGGCGATGTTACTAAGTCACAGGAATTGCTTGGGCTTGCACTCGACATCGCGGCTGGAACTGGCAAGTCAGTCACCCAAGTTTCACAAAGCTTGCAAAAGGCATACTTAGGACAAACTCAGGCACTAGGTCGCTTAGGCGTAGGACTTACAAGGGCAGAACTTTCGACATCAACCTTTGAGCAGATCCAAGAACGCCTATCGGTTCTATTCGCAGGTCAGGCGAGAGCAGCAGCCGATACCTATGCAGGTTCACTGGCTAAATTAACTGTTGCAAGTAATAACGCTAAAGAGACTATTGGAAAAGGTCTTGTTGATGCGTTAATGACAATCACTAATTCTAATACAACAGATGAGTTTATCGCTAAGATCGATAAGGCAGCGCAGTCAATTGCTAATTTTGTTCGTGAAACAGGCGAGTTCATTAAGATCACTAAATCAATTTTTGACTTTAAGAACCTAAGTTTCTTCGCACCATCTGGCGGATTGTTCGGTGATGGCAAGGGATTCGGTAACATCTCGATGACTGTATCCTCACAGGATACTCAGAAAGCAGATGCCATTGCTCGAAAGAACGCGATGGCGATGACAAAGCTTACAAAAGAACAAGCAGCTGCACAGGCTAAAATTGTTAAAGATAAGAGACTGGCAGCAGCGATAGATAAGGCTAACCTTGCCCTTAACAAGGGTCAGGAAATTTTTGACATCGATAAGATCCAGATCGCAGCAGCTCTTACTAATCAGGCTGAGCAATTAGGTAAAGCGACTTCTGCTGCTCAGGTTATGCAAATTGTCAATGACACTGCTCGTCTTAATGTTAAGAAATCAATTCTTGCTTTAGAAGATGCTATTGCTGCTAAGGACGAGCAAGCAATCATCGCTGCAACGGCTAAACTTAATGCAGACCTAAAGGTGCTTAATGCCTTGACTGGTCAAAGCATTCAAATGGCAACAATCAAATCAATCCTTGACACACTTAAACCTAAAGAGTTA